ACAAGTGGCGGTGGCGGTTCTTCGGTTTCGTATTATCTTAACGGAGGAACAAGTCAAGGCACTATCGGTGGTACTACTTATTATGAAATGAGTAAGACTGCGGTGGTAGGAACAGGGGTTGATTTCGCTAAATCAGGAGATGGTTTTATAGTAGCTTTCTTAACGGATGCTAACGACCCATCACAATTAAACATACCAGCAGGAAATTGGAACTATGAGATTTACGCTTCAATGAGTTCTAATGGTGGTACTCCGCAGATGTATGCAGAACTTTACAAATACGATGGAACGACTTTTACTTTGATTTCTACAAGTAGCAATGAGATTTTATACGATGGTACTGCTTTGAATTTGTACACTTTTGCGATGGCAGTTCCTGATACAAGTTTAACTTTAACGGATAGGTTAGCGGTTAAATTATACGCTACGAATAGCGGTGGTAAGACTACAACTATTCATACTCAAGATGGTCATTTGTGTCAAATTATAACAACTTTCAGTACAGGTATTACTGCGTTAAATGGTTTGACTGCACAAGTTCAATACTTTCAAACAGGAACAAGTGGAACGGATTTCAATATTTCAAGTACAACGGCTACACATACTTTTAATATTCCTGATGCGAGTGCAAGTGCAAGGGGATTAATTACAACAGGAACTCAAACGATAGCAGGAAGTAAAACATTTACTGCAACATTATATGGCACTGATTCGGAGTTTAGCGGTTCAGTATTAAGTCCAATATTTTCAGTTATTAACGGAACAAAGGTTGTTAATTTGCAAAGTTTAGCAACATTAAATAGAGATATTTATTTACCTGATGCTTCAGGAACTATAGCTTTACTAGAAGGTACGCAGACTTTTACAGGAGGCAAAACTTTTGATGCTGCATATTTTAATGGTGCTGAATTTATAAATACTGCATATTTTGATAAAGGATTATGGTTAGTTAAAAACGGAATTCCAAGTGTTTTTACTTCTTTACAAACTACTATATATTCGGAAGCAACAAGCAACAATGTTATATTTAGAGATAACTTAAGTAAGGCTAAATTAATATTTAATAATTCTACTCAAACATTTACTTTCCCTGCTGCAACAGGTACTTTGGCTTTAACAAGCGATTTAACAGGCGGTACAGTTACAAGCGTAGCTGCTTTAACAATAGGAACAAGTGGAACGGATTTAAGTTCAACAGTTGCAACAAGTACTACAACTCCTGTAATTACTTTAAATGTTCCTACTGCGAGTGCAACAAATAGAGGTGCTTTATCAAGTGCGGATTGGACAACATTTAATAATAAGCAAAGTGCTTTAACTAATCCTGTAACAGGAACAGGTACTACCAACTACCTACCTAAATTTACAGGTGCAAGTACAATAGGGAATAGTATTTTAAGTGAAAGTTCAAGCGTAATAAATGTTGCAGGGGATGTTAGTATTAATGGAGCAAATGCTATTCTTACTGCAAATAATTTGCAAATATCGGGAACTGCTAGAAAAATACAAACTTGGAATGGTTCATCTGCTTATATAGATGTTTTAACTTTTTCTTCAACAGGCAATTTAGGATTAGGAGTTACACCGAGTGCGTGGAATAGTAATTATAGAGGTTTAGAGGTAGGAGCAAATGGTAGTGGTATTATGTCAAAATTTGGAGAATCAAATATTTATTTTGGAACTAATTATTATTATAATAATTCAGGTCAATATATATATTCTTACACTGATTTTGCATCATATTATCAACAAAATTCAGGTCAACATAAATGGTTCAATGCTCCTTCAGGAACGGCAGGTAACGCTATATCCTTTACCCAAGCAATGACGTTAGATGCGAGTGGTCAATTAGGAATAGGTGTTACAACTCTTTCGGCAAGGTTATCAGTTAAGTCAATAGAAAGCGCTGCAAGAGCTATTACGATATTAGGTAGAAGTGATGATATTGGAACGATTAGATTTTTTAATGCAGCAGGTACAAGTGAGCAAGGTGGTATAATTTCAACTGCTACATCATTTGGGTTAATGTACAATGATGTTACAAGATTATCTTTTGCAGCCTCCACAGGAGCAGCTATATTTAGTTCAACTTGTACTGCAACGGGCTTTTTTGAGAGCAGCGATAGTAGATTAAAAACACTTATCCAAGATAACTACCAAACAAAAGGCATTGCATCAATTACTCCTAAACTTTACACTAAAAACGGAAAGGTTGAACTAGGTTATTATGCTCAAGATTTTGTTGGGGTGTTAGATAGTGCTATTTCAAAAGGTAGTGATGATATGTTAAGCCTATCTTATCGTGAGGTGTTAGTTGCAAAAGTGTACGCATTAGAGCAAAGAATTAAAGAACTAGAAAATAAATAATATGCCAAGTACTTGGGCGGCAACCGCAGGTAATCAATTAATAACAGGAGCAGCATTAAGAGATGGAGCAACTGCAACAGGGTTTTATACAGTAGATGTAACTATTCCGACAGGGGATAATTTATTAATAGTTAGTTCTGCTTATATAGCAGCACATACTACCGCAACAGGTGTGGTTACTGCTTTGCAATGTCCAACAAAAAATACTTTTTTAAGTCAATTCTAAAATAAAAAATATGAAAACAATCTCTCCTATCCAAAGTTGGATAAACGGAAAATCAGTAACGGCAACTATCTTTAATATGTATGTAATCGGTGGGGTGCTAGGTTCATCTGCATCGTTTTACTATTCATTATTAGATAGTGATTTAGCTAATGTAGCACAAGGTAACTTAACTATGAGTGGTGATGCTTACGCTGCTTGGGGTAATGATGATGAGTATGCTTGGAATTGGGCAGCATCTACTGACCAACTTAACCTTACAATCATTGGAGATTATGTTCCGCCTGTTGTAGAAGCACCAACAAATAGTATTTAATCTTATATTTGTAAAAAATCAACAATGCAATACAACAAACTAAATGTGTTAGTAGCATCTATTAACGCAGTAATCGGAAACGCTGAAAGTAAGACACAAAAAAAACTCGTAAAGATTTATGAAAAAGTCAAATCCCATCACGAAAGCTATCAAGCCCAAGTTGAAGAACTCCGCCTTGACAACGCATCAACCGATGATAAAGACATTTTATTATTGGATGAGAAAAATGGTTACAAGTTTACTAAAGAAAGTATCAAAAAACTAACTGCTCAAGTTAAAGAACTAGGGGAGAAGGAGTTTGACTTTACACCGATTCCTGTGGTTAATCCACAAGGTTTAGAGCATTTTACATTCCTTGAGGACTGGACCAGCGGAATTGAATTTATTAAAGAAATAGAAGAGGAATTGTAATGAATGCAACTTTATTTATTATTGGTCAGGCAATAGTTATTGTCATAGGTCTAATTGGAATTTATGTTAAGATAAGTCTTAAACTAAAAGAATTAGAGATTCGTGTGAGTATGGTTGAAAAGCAAGATGACCAAATCTATAAAAAGCTAGACCATATCCTTGACCAAATAAATAAACTTTCTATTGCAATGCAAAACAAACAAGACCGATGAAGGACATAATAACTGTCATATTAATAATAGCGGTTTTAGTTCTTGTTATGCAACCAAAGAAATCAAATCCGCCAATAATAATAACGAAGTACGATACTATTGTTGAAGTTAAAAACATAGTAAAATATCATAAGGGAAATAGCATCCCTTTTGTCGTTTTAGATACAATCGTTAAAACAAATGAGGTTCACGATACTATACGCATAATAAATGATTATAGCAGTGTTTATGCGTATTACGATACTTTAAAGCTGGATTCTGCTCAATATGTTTATGTAAGCGATACAATCAGCAAAAACAAGATATTAGGTAGGGGATATGGGGGTCATTTTGTACAAAAAGAGATAAGAATACAAACCACCAAGATAATGCCACCTAAATTTGCGGTTTATTGGGGTGTTTTAGGCGATTATAGGGAGTTTGACAAGAAAGTGGGGTTCGGCTTTGGGTTAGCTTTTAAGATGCCTAAAAATGGCTTATTTACACTAGGTGCTACTACTAATCAATATTCACTAGGAATTTATAAAAAGATATAATATGATGCCGATTAAATTTAAGGAGTTTGCTTCAAATCCTGTTGTGGGTACTTTGTTTGTGGTTTTAGTAGCCATTGGCTATTTGTACGTTGATGTTCGTAGTACCTTTCAAGGTCAGGCTAAAAATCAAGATGTAAAGATTGAGAAACTAGAAAATAGGCTTGATATGGTTACAAATGCTTTACGCAGATGTGATTCAAGTTTAGCAGCAGCAAGTACAAAACTTTCTACTTTGGAGCAATTAGGTAAAATTCAAAAGATAAACTAATGAAATATTTATTTATTTTATTCTTATTTGGTTGCGGAGTATCTGCTCAAAAGATTGATAAGGATATTGAGTTTGAGGAATTAATGAAGCAAGTAGATTCAACTAATGCAAAATCTGCAACAGTTCTTGCAAAGGCAACTAAAAAGGAAAAGCAATTAGTCCAAAATGCAGTTGCAACCATTACTCAAATGCAAAACGATATTAATGAATTAAAAAGCATAGTTAGTATAGTTAAAATAGATACTATTTATATTCACGATACTATCCAAATAAAGGAGAAAAAGAACTTTTGGGGTAAAGTTAAAACCGATACAACTAATTAAGATGAAGCAATTTTTTACGGAAGATAACGGAAGGTTATCAATGAAGCGTTTATGTGGGTTATTGTGTGTTGTAGCGTTATGCGTTACAATGTATCATAATTCATTTAGTGAGTTAAGTAAAGCACCCAGTGAGGCTTTGGTGTATGCAGTTGCAAGTTTGGCTTTTGGTTGTTTAGGATTAACTACGGCAGAGAAAATATTTAAAAAGAAAGATAATGATTAGCAAACGCGCCATAGAATTAATTATCCAGCACGAAGTTGGAGGTAGGGCATACTACGACAAGAAATTACAAGGTCCAATTTGGGCAGGTGGTGAAAGCGGCTGTACTATCGGGATGGGGTACGATTTGGGTTATACTAGCGAAAAACAATTTATGCTAGACTGGTCAGGTGTAATCAATTTGAATTATATAAACGCATTAAGACCAACAATAGGCATTAAAGGAACACAAGCAAAGGCAATGCTCAAAGGCGAAATTTTAAATGTTAGGATTCCATACAATACGGCATACGAAGTTTTCGTTAAGAGTTCACTGCCTAGATACTACGCAATGACAAAGAAAATTTATCCTAATATGGACTTATTGAACGATGACACAAAGGGTGCTTTGGTTTCAGTAGTTTACAATAGGGGTAATAAACTTGAAGGTGATTCAAGGGCAGAAATGAAGGCAATAGTTGATTTGATTGCTAAACAGGATTATGAAGGTATTGCAGAGCAGATTGAAAAGAGTAAGCGACTTTGGGAAGGGAAGGGACTTGACGGGTTGGTCAAGCGTAGAGAAAGTGAGGCAGATTTGGTGCGTGATTCAATGGCATAAACAAACACAAACAATATGGGTGGAAGCAACCGAACAATGAGTGGTCAAATAATTCTTGACTACTTGGGGAAGTATCCAGCGTGGATGCCATCGCATACCCTTGCAAGTTTAATATACAAGGAAAACTCAAATCATTTTGACGATAAAGAACAAATACGAAGCCTTGTAAGATATTACAGGGGTAAGTTAGGAAATGTAAAATCCAGCAATAAAGAGTTCCACGATGAATTTAAAAGGACTTGTCAAAACTTTGTACAACCGCCATCTTGGGTTGAAGAAAAGGTAGTATTTACACTACCAATTGGAATAAAGAAAATGGGTTTTATTAGTGATTTACAAGTACCATTCCACGACCCTACTGCAATTGATATTTGTTTTGAGTATCTTACAAAAGAGGGAATAGATACTTTATTTATAAACGGAGATTTTGTAGATTTTTATCAATTAAGTGATTTCCAAAAAGACCCAAGAGTTAGAAAGTTTGATGAAGAATACGAGGCAGTCCTTGAGATGCTAGGTTACATTAGAAAAATATTTCCTGATATTACTATTTACTATAACCTTGATGCAAACCACGAAGCAAGATACCAAAGGTATATGAGGACAAAAGCACCTGAATTATTAGGAATAGATTTATTTGAAATAGAGGATATTTTTAGATTGAATGCTTTTAATATTAAACCAATTAAAGATATAGACCATATTAAGTTTGGACATTTACCGATAATTCACGGAGACACAACATTCAAAAGGGGTTCGGGGGTAAGTCCAGCTAAAACTTTATTTGATAGGGTTAAGCAATCAGCAATTGCTTCGCATTGCCATCGTACAAGCGAATTTACGACCAAGAATCAGTTTGATGGGGAAATATTTACAACGTGGACTACGGGTCATTTAATGCACTCTAATGTTGAATATTGTAAGCACGTTGACCAATACAATCAAGGATTTGCGGTGTTAGAAAAAGAAACAAGTGGCGATTATAGAGTACAAAATAAAAGGATAATTAAAAATAAAGTGTATTAAAATGCGTATGCCTAAAAATTGGAACAAACTAACTTTAAACGAGCAAGAAAGCTGGTTAGTAAAAAAGTATCAGGAAATGTTAACCGAAGTAGATTCAGTTACAAGAATGTTAGCAAAAATACGAGGTGGGCAAAGGATTAAAGTAACGGAAATTGAACGTCCTGATGAAGCAATTTTAAAAGCGTGAGAATTAAAATTATATACAAGAAACTTGGCAGGGAACAGGCACACGGCATTGCTGAAAGTGATGGCATTATTTATCTTGACCCTAGACTAAAGGGTAAAAAACACTTTGAAATATTGATACACGAGGCATTACATTTGATTAACCCAACTGATAGTGAATTAGCGATTATTAAGAAATCAATAACTTTGACCAAAGTCCTGTGGAGTGAAGGTTATCGCAGAGTGGATGACACGAACGATGAGCCGTTACAGGATGGTTCAATTTAGGTTGTTTGGTTTGATTCATAGTTTGGTTTGAGACCCAGTGTAAAAAGCTGGGTTTTTTTATGTAGTTTTGTGATTCATAGACTATACTACTAATGGTTCGGGGGCTTATTTTTATTTGCCCCCCTTTTTGTGCCTAATATCCACCATAAAGTGCCATAAATGACACTAATGGTTGCAAAATGCGTCATTAAATGCACATTATGAAGTGCATTGAGTAAAATTACTCACTCCATTGAGTAAATTAAAATAAGAATAACTATATGTTACTTTAAAGCAGATTATTATAATTTAGGTACAACAAAATTTTATAATTTCAACCCTTGCATTTTATACAACAGTTCATTTTTTATCTCCGTTCACGATTCGTGAACACTATCAAAACTTGCAGATTTTACATATTTTGATAATAGCGTAGTATTACTACCGAATTACCCCTTACTTTGTCACATATTTATATAAATTAGTGACACTAATTCGGATATTGGCAGCGTTTCGCTACGGACTTTGGCAAATCTGCATAGGTTTTTTGGTAAAATTCAGGCAAAAGTTCTCTAATAGCAAACTTTATAAAAGTTACCTAATAAGGCAACTTTGAGCCGTATTTGAGCGATAATTGGCTCATTTATGAGCGATAAGCGTAACTCATTGGTTTACAATGGTCTATGGTTTTAACACTATTTTAACTAAAATAATTTAAATAATTTATTGTTAGTATTGTAATTGTTTATATATTTGTGTAACAAAACAAATAAAACCATTAGTTATGAAAAATTTTACATTAAAATTCGGCAAGTACAAAGGATTGCAATTTTTAAGCACTCCAGCTTCTTATCAAAATTGGCTTTTAGCTCAAGATTGGTTTAAAATGCCTGTTGTTTTAACTGAAATGCAACAAGCACAAAAAAGGGTTAGCGAATGTGGAAATAAATTGAAAGGCTGGAATGGATATTCAAGGTCAGGTGAAGTTGCTTATGATAATATGTTTGAAGCGGAAAAGGCTATGGATGCTGCTTATTATAATGATTCCGACCCATCTTCCCCTAGATGGAATGGTGAATATAACTTTTTATAACCCATCAAAAAGTCAGGGGTGCGGCTGACCAACGCACAAATTATAAACCAAAAAACAAAACAATATGAAACCTGTATTAATCTATGACAACAACTTTTACCCTTACAATGGGCAGTTCATCGCTCAAGGTGGCGACAATATCTATCTTGATTATGAGATTGATGGCACACGATTTTTCCTAGTGAAATTCCGCACCATTGACCTTGCAAACAATCAAATCATTTTATCAATCGTAAAACTTTAATTATGTCAAAGCAACAAAACCGCATATTTCAAGCAATCGTTATTTTAATCTTTGCATTTATGATGTGTGCTTATTTAGAAAACCTTTAAACCAAACAAATGAAAGTAGAAAAAAAAGAGGTGGTCTGCATTAGACTACCCGAAACCATTAAAAAGAAAGTGGATGCCGAAGCTAAAAAAATGTATTTAGCACCCAGTAAATTAGTATCAATCATTGTTCAAAAATACTACGAAAAACCATAAACTATGACACTAGACTATCAAGGCAGACAACTAAAACTACACCAAAGAGCCACCTGTTTACTTGAATTGTTAAAAAAAGCACAAGCAGAACAGTATAGACAAGAAAGGCTTTTAGCTGAATGGCGGTCAGCTGGAGCATACGATAACGCAAGGTTATTTACACACGAAAACAATTACCTAATAAGATTAGCAGAATTAAACGATGTACAAAAGAGAATCCTTAAATCTTATTATTGGTTGGTTGTTGAACTCTACGACATAACCGAAAATTTTATATTACCTGTAAACCGAATCCAATGACACCTAAAGAAAAAGCAAAAGAATTAGTAGATAAAATGGCATTTGAAGTATGTAAAACAGATGCTAAACAATGTGCATTAATAGCAGTAAATCAATTAATTGAATATCAAGATTTTTTTATGGATTATGTTAGAATGGATTTACCATCAAATATAGTAGCTGGATTACCATATAAATATTGGGATAAAGTTAAAAAAGAAATAGAAGCATTATGAGTTACATAGACAATACTAAAAGCAATATGATGCGAGAAATATACATCTTGGAACTAGAGAACGAGATGTTAAGAAAACAAATTACCAAACTTAAATTAGAACTAAATGAATTATTGGATAGTACCCAGCGTACTCAAGCAGCGGCTGACAAAGAGCGAAAAGGAACAATTGGCTAGTGATATATTAAAAACAGTTAGCAATTATTACGGAATATCAATTGAAGATATTAAAGGCAAATGCCGAAAGCGTAAAATTGTAAAGCCTAGACAAGTGATAATGTTC